TCAATAACAACATCTGCTCACAGATTCTATGAGAGGTTGTATCCAAATAGAAATGACATAGACAACATAATTCCACGTGGAAAGCATATGGAGAGACTATCACTGTTGAATGAAAAGTATAACGAGTTATATAATACCGATGTCCCCACTACCGATATCTTTAACTTTTACAAGGACAAAATAATACCAACGTTTAGAGGTATAGAGACAAATAAGCTATATACTATTGCAGGTGAATATGAAAAGTCAAGGTTTAATCTATTTACTACAACAGGTCGCCCTTCAAATAGTAATAACGGAGTAAACTATGCAGCTCTAAATAAAGAGGATGGAACTAGAGATAAATACATTTCAAGATTTGATGGTGGAAAGATAGTAGAGATGGACTATGATGCATTCCACTTAAGACTTATTGCAAAAATCATAAATTATAAAACACCATCAGAAAGCTTCCACAAATATCTAGGTAAGCAATACTTTAAGTCTAATAAGCTAACCTCCGAGCAATACTCTGAGTCAAAAAAGATAACATTTAGAATACTGTATGGTGGCTTACCAGATGAATACCGTCACATAGAATTCTTTTCCAAGACAGACGAATATATTTCTAAACTATGGGATATTTATATTAACAAAGGTTATATTAAGACACCAAAAGGTAAGAGGTTTTACAAGGCAAATCTTGGAAAGACAACACCACAAAAGCTTTTTAACTATGTAATTCAATCATATGAAACTGAGTTTAACACGTCAATAATAAATGATGTTTCAGAAATACTTGATAAGTCTAAGATAATTCTTTACATTTATGATGCACTAGTATTTGATATGCATCCAGATGAAATGTGTAAGTTAAAAGAAATAGAGAAGGCAATGCAGTTACCAGTAAAAACACTAGTAGGTAGTAATTATGGAAACTTAACTGATATTTATATTTAATGGAAAAGTTATTTAATATATTAAAGAGAAATCTCTGGATAGAGGTTTCACCATCAATGGACACAAAAAGCAATGAATGGATTGCAGCTGTGTACAAGTATAAGGAAGGCGAGTGGATGCCGGAGCTAACTGAAGGTAATTTTAGAACAGCTCAAGATGCATATCTCTGGGCCTTTGGACAATTAGACAATTATGAAGCTTAGTATTGATAAAATAATAAATGAGTGGGCATATAGAGTGAAAGACGGATGTCCTGACTCTACTAATGAAGCTCATCTAAAGGTATTGTCTAGGATATTACCTGAGCTTGGATGCTCAACAAGTGAAGCACATATTATAATTTCTAACATGCGTGATCCTAATAGTGGAGCAGAGGACTTTCAAAGATTTTGTGTAGAACTAGGAAAGTCTTTAAGTGAGGACGAGCTAATAACTGAGGCTTCAATATTCAAAAGTAGCTATCCAGTAGGACATCAGATAATACTTAAAGATAAAGATATTGGGTGGTGGACAAAGAGATTTGGAAAGATACCTAAGATAATAAAGAAGGCAAAGCCACAGGATGTGCCTGAGGAAAATATAGGTACTGCAGGATCTGGTACTACAGAAGTATATCTAACTGATGGCTCTACTGTGTGGAAGATAATAGGAAAAGCTGACACAATAGGTAATAAGTTTAGCCACTATGGTGACACCTCTGCAGGCATAAAGTGGAAAGATACAACACTAGAATCTGCAGCATTAGCTGGTCTGTCTTTTAACCCACAGCCATATATTAATGCAATGCTAAGTGGTAATGAAAAGGTTGCTGCTAAGGCTCAGAAAGATGCAATAAAAGATATGAAGTCTGCACTATCAAGTGGTGAGATGAGGGCAGGAAGCTTAGTAGCTTCTGGAATTGAAGGCAGTATTCCAGATTTAATTCTGGCACTTGAACTAGCAAATGGAACTCATAAGTTTGCATCCGATAAAAATTGTTTAGGTTGGAACTTTATTCATAAAAAAATAGATGCATATTATACAGCTCACAATTCAAATCCAAAATTAGCTGATACAAAAGCTGGAGGAAAAGTACCTACACCTGACAGCATAATTGTTAAAGGTAGCCCTGAAGCACTTATAAAAAATATAGCCAAGGACTCAGTAACATATACAAGTGATGGGAAATGTACAACATCCTCTGGAGATGTATTCTGGCAAGTAAGTAATAAGAAATCAGCTACTGGTGCACAACTAGGTAGAGTCACTGGATTGGTTAAGGCAAGATACGGACTACCATCATGGAGTGATGCTGTTAGATTTATGTTTGAAGACATTGGTAGGTATGAAAGCAGTGAATTCTTATTAAATGAAGGCCTAAAGGACTATTTTAAGGCAGGCCTTGAGTTTCTAAAAGACAAATATCAATCTACTATCTCAGCTGTTAGAGGGAAGCTAAAAGGCTTCAGCTCATCAGTAGTCTCTGCACTTTCTAAGACTAGTACTAAGCCTGCTGATGATTTAATAAAAAAGTTAGGCAAAGGCTTAAAATTAGATGAGGCAAAAAGTAAAGGACTAGACCCATGGTCATTCTCTCAGGCTGTAACAAATGAATACCATAAGAATAGTAAAAAGAAATATAATGATGTTGTAGGTCATGCAATTAAAGCTTATAAAGATGTAACTGGAAAGGTTGGTTCAGGTAATGGAATAACAAAGACACCAGCATCTAAACCACCTATGACATCTTCACTACCTAAAGGTAATCCTGGAGCAAATACTGTAATAAAGTTTATGGTTAACTTTTTAGCTTATGATACTATGAAAAAGATGATGTCTAACCAGTCTGGAAATATAAAGTCTGCATCTAAGATTCTAGAAGACTTTGTAGAACTTGAAAAAGAAATGCACTTTGGCTCAACTAACCTTCCAATATATAAGGTATACATGAGTAATGATGGTAGTGGTGCATATAGCTACTTATTTTCAGGGGCAGAATTTAGAGAGAAAAAGGCAAGTATACTTGATGAGTTTAAGACTAAGACTGTACCAGGCCTAGTAATTGAATCAAATGTACAGACTGCAGGATATACAAATAATGGTGTATATGTACTAAATGACTTTTTACAAGATGGACCTACATATACACAAGTTGCATATAGATCAAGTGGAGATAACAAGCTAACCTTTAGTGTTCAAGGTACAACAACTAGGTCGTGGGCTTGGATGCTAAAGAATAAAAAGGTAATAATGTAATGAGAACTCAACTACTATGTACATTTTCAAACACTAGGGCTTTAACAAAGACTGTTGACTTAGTTGTTGAGACGTATGATGTTCTATATAATAAAGTTTTTGTGCTAAAAAATGTTAATGACACTAGAGAGTTAATGTGTACTTATAATGTTGAGGCAAGCAGTGACATTACAATACTAGAGAATACTATATCACTACATAGAAAGAAGAATACTAATACACTTTACACAATTAATGCATTAAATAGATTAATTGAGTCTGTAAATAACGGAGTATTAGATACAACATTCCAAGTAGATTGGGAAAATTATAGAAACTGTATGCTATTAACCAATGATGCTGGGTTAAAAAGAGTAGATACAGAAGTACATGAAATTATCTACATCAAAGTAAAAAGATAGATTGTTAATAACTTTCTAAAATAATACGTCAGAAATTTTTTATCTTGCGTATTTTTGATTATATTTAACTATATTAATAAATAACAAATAATAACTGACATATGAGCAAACTCGCAATTACGATTCTTTTCTTCCTAACGGGACAAACAATGATTTGGTTTCAAACCAACGGACAATTTTTATGGAAATGGTTCGCAAACAACACCTTCTTACTTTCCCTAGTAGGTGGTACAACAATTTCATACACATTTATAATGGGCACAAGATATGCCTTTGAATACTTTGATGGTGAATTATGGCCTGGTAGATTCTTAGGTTTCGCATTAGGTATATCATCATATGCTATATTAACATGGTATTTTATGGGTGAAGGTATCACAATTAAAACTGCAACTTCTTTAATTCTATCTGCTGGCATAATAAGTGTTCAGTTGTTTTGGAAATAAGGATAAATTTATTATATTATAACTATGGCAAAGCAATTAGGATATGCATGTATAAATATGCAATTACGTAAGGACGGCATTCACGCAAAACGTGGCTTAATAAAACGCACATTTGATGCAAAAGGCTTACCCTATGTATCAGAACTATGTGTGGAAAATGTACGTGGACTTATAGAAATTATAAAATGGAATCACAACAATGGTATTAAGGTATACAGAATGCCTTCAGATATATTCCCATGGATGTCTCACTATAACTTCTCAGACCTACCAGATTATAAAAAGATTTGTACATTACTCAGTGGTGCTGGTAGCCTGGCTAAGAAATATGGTCAACGACTATCATTTCACCCTGGTCAGTTCTGTGTGTTGGCATCCCCTACCCCAGATGTTGTAACTGCAGCTATTGGTGAATTGGATAAAAATGCAGAAATTATGGACCTTATGGGACTACCTAAGTCTCGCATGTCAAAGATAAATATACATATTGGAGGTGCATACGGTGATAAAAAGTCTGCACTAGACAGATTCTGTAAAAATTATCTAAGGACATCACCATCTGTTCAGGCAAGGCTTACTGTGGAAAATGATGACAAAGCATCTATGTATTCAGTTCGTGATCTATATTACAGTGTATATGAACGTGTTGGTATTCCAATTGTATTCGACTACCACCACCATAAATTCTGTCCAGGTGAATTATCAGAAGAAGAGGCTCTAAGATTGGCTGCATCTACTTGGCCACCTGGAGTAAAGCAATGCACTCACTACTCAGAATCACGTAGGCGTGAACAGACACTTATTGTGGAAGAGTTCTTAAATAAAAGTAATATCACATTAAATAATATAGGCGACTTCCCAACTATGGAAACTCTATACAAGGATGCCAGCAAAATAAAGGTGCAGGCTCACTCAGATCTTATCGTAGATGAAATACTAGACTATGGCTTAGATATAGATGTTGTTGTAGAAGCAAAACATAAGGAAGTAGCAGTATTAGGATACTTAAATAAATACAAAAAAGGATTGGTAAAAGTTTCAAGTTAAGGAAATTTTTATTATATTAAACAATAAATTAATAATAACAAAAACAGGAGAAAAAACATGGTTTCATTAGAAGAAATACAAGCTACTCTAACTAACATTCTAGCAGATGTTGACAAGTTTAACAACGGTAATATGTCAGCTGGAACAAGAATTAGAAAAGCAATGCAAGAAGTGAAGAATCAAGCACAAGATTTACGTAAAAATGTGCAAGAAATTAAAAATAATAAATAATTAAAAGGAGAAGAAAATGGCAATTGACCTAAACGCAATCCGAGCTAAGCTCAACAATTTACAAAGTCAAACGACTAGAACAAACAATCTTTGGAAGCCTGAACCAGGCAAAAACCAAGTAAGGATAGTACCTTATCAATTTAATAAAGACAATCCATTCATAGAAATGTATTTTCATTATGACTTAGGTAAGAAGAACTATTTATCACCAGTAACATTTGGTGAAACCGACCCAGTAGTAGAATTTTCAGAAAAACTAAAATCATCAGGTAATAGAGATGATTGGAAGTTAGGTAAGAAGATGGAACCTAAAATGAGATGCTATCTACCAGTATTGGTAAGAGGTGCAGAATCAGAAGGTGTAAAGCTATGGGGATTTGGTAAGACAGTCTATCAAGAATTATTACAATTTATAGCTGACCCAGATTATGGTGACATTACAGATGTTAACAGTGGTAGAGATGTAGTTGTAACTTTTCATCCAGCAGATGGAGCAGAAAGATTCCCTAAGACTACTATTATGGTTAAGCCTAACCAGTCACCAGCAACTGAGGACAAGAACATTGCTGAAAAGATCTTAAATGGACAACAAGACATCTTTGACATCTACAAAAAAGTAGATTATGACACAATGAAAGCTGCACTACAAACTTGGCTTGATGGAGGTTCAGAAGAAGAATCTAATACTCCACAAGTAGCTCAAGCTGCACCTGCCGGAGTTCAAAAGAAGGATGATATTGGTGATGCATTTGATGATTTATTTAATGATAAAAAGTAAGAGGTAAACATGGCTAAGAAAAACAAAAGAGATGATTTGGCAAGTATACTTGCTGACTCACTAAATAAAAAGTTTAAGGACTTTAAGGTTGCTTATTTTTTGGATGGTTCTGAAGATACACCAACAGATCTAACTGAATGGATATCAACAGGCTCTTCTGTTCTAGACCTAGCTATTGCCAATAGGCCTCACGGTGGAATACCAGTAGGTAGAATAACTGAGATAACGGGTATGGAAGCAAGTGGTAAGTCACTGCTTTCTGCCCATCTCTTGGCTAATACACAAAAGCAAGGTGGTACTGCAGTCTATATTGACACTGAAAATGCTATGAATGAAGAGTTCTTAAGAGCAATTGGTATAGATGTGTCAAAGATGTTATATGTTCAGCTGGAAACAGTTGAGGATATATTTGAGGTGATGGAAACTATTATTATAAAGGCTAGGGAATCAGATAAGGATAAACTAGTAACTATAGTTGTAGATTCAATAGCAGCTGCAACCACAAGAGTGGAACAGTCGGCAGACTATGATAAGGACGGTTGGTCTACTGGCAAGGCAATTGTTATGTCTAAGGCAATGAGAAAAATTACAAATCTTATTGGTAGGCAAAGAGTTGCATGTGTATTTACTAATCAGCTTAGGCAAAAGCTTGGAGTAATGTTTGGAGACCCTTGGACAACAAGTGGTGGAAAGGCACTACAATTCCATGCAAGTTGTAGGTTGAGGTTAAAGGCTGCAGGACAAATTAAGGCTAAGGTAAAGGGCAAAGAACAGGTTATTGGAATTAAGACTAAGTGCGTTGTTGTAAAAAACAGAATGGGACCACCATTAAGGACTGCTGAGTTTAACATATTCTTTGAATCTGGTGTAGATGACATAGGTGGATGGCTACAGGTACTAAAAGACTATAAACTAGTCACAGTGTCTGGTGCATGGTACACCTATACAGACCCAGAAACAAATGAAGAGATTAAGTTCCAGTCTAAGGACTTCGAATCAAGAGTACTAAAGGATGAGGTTAATAAAAAGAGAATCTATAAGATGATTTGCGATGCTCTTGTTATGAACTATAAAGCAGATGAATTTGGTATTGATGATATCGTAATTGGTAATGATGATGTCCCTACGGGATAAAATAAAAAAGTTATAATTTATGGATGAAAGAAGAGAAAGGTATTTTAGGATACTTGACGGTCTTAAAGAGACCACTGAGGAAACTCACAAAAATAGTAGAATTCTACTAATTGATGGATTAAATACATTCATCAGAAGCTTTGCTGTTAACCCCAGCTCAAATGATGATGGTGTACATGTAGGTGGTATGACCGGCTTCCTTCAATCTGTAGGTTATGCGGTAAGGAATATAAAGCCTACAAGAGTTATAATATGCTGGGATGGGAAGGGTGGTTCTGCCAAGCGCAGGAAGATATTCCCAGACTATAAAGCAAATAGGAGGGTTAGGACTAGGCTAACTAGGATGTCTAACTATGGTAATGTTAGTGATGAATCAATTGCAATGGGCCAACAAATAAAAAGGCTCACACAATATCTTGAAACACTACCAGTTACTGTATTAGCTACAGAAAACATAGAAGCAGATGATGCAATAGCTTACATATGTGAGCAAATATATCCAATGTCTCAGAAGTTTATAATGTCTACTGATAAAGACTATTTACAGCTTGTAAACGACAAGGTTCAGGTCTGGTCTCCTACAAAGAAGAAGTTCTACTTTGAGGAAACTATACTAGAGGAATTTCAAGTTCCTGCAAAGAACTTCTTAGAATATAGAACACTATTAGGTGACAGCTCAGACAACATTCCAGGAATTAAAGGGTGTGGCCTTAAGACTCTACAAAAGAGGTTGCCAATAATCTTTGATGACAAAAAAGTAAGTGTAGATGATATTATTAAATATGCAACTGAGCACAGGGATGAAGCAAAGATCTTGGGCGACATATCAGACTCATCAGAGAAGATAGAGCTTAATTTTGATCTAATGCAACTAAGAGAGGTTGATATATCTGGTTATGCAAAGACTTCTATAATGGATATTGTAAAGAGGCCAATACAGAGGTTAATAAAGTTTGAATTCTTAAAGATGTTCTTAGAAGACAGAATAAACAGCACAATGAAGAACCCAGAATTTTGGTTGCAAGATACATGGAGAAGTTTAGATTCATATTCAATAGTAGAGGATAAGGATGAGCAATAAACTATCAGAATACGGATATAGCTTTCAGATAAAGATACTAACATGTCTGTTTACTGATAAGGCATTCCTCCAGCAAATTATAGACATCCTGCATGCCGAGTATTTTGAAAATGATGCAAACAAATTCTTAGTAGATATTATAAGAGAATACTTTAGTGACTATAAAAGCTCACCAACTAAGGAGGTTCTTAAGGTAAAAGTTACAGAGATAGATAATGATGTCTTAAAAGAGACTGTAATATCTCATCTAAAAGATGTTTATAGATATATTGGCTCTGAAGACCTAGACTTTGTTAAGGAGCAAACACTAGACTTCTGTAAGAATCAAAACTTAAAGAATGCAATTGTAAAGTCTGTAGACCTATTAAAGAGTGGAGAATATGATTCAATAAAGTCTTTAATTGATGATGCTATGAAGGCTGGTGCAGAGAGAAACTTAGGTCATGAATATCTAGTAAACATTGATGACAGATACTCAGAATCAGTAAGGAACACATGTACAACTGGATGGGATGTAATTGATGAGTTGGCAGATGGTGGCTTAGGTAAAGGTGAGCTAGGAGTAATGGTAGCTCCTGCAGGTATTGGTAAGTCATGGGCACTTGTAAATGTAGCTGCAAATGCAGTTAAGGCTGGAAAGACTGTGTTACATTATACACTAGAGTTAAATGAAGCATATGTTGGACTAAGATATGATAGTGTATTTACAGGAATTGCAGCACAAAACCTAAAGTACAATATAGATGAGGTTAAGGAAACTGTAGAAAAGCTTACAGGTAATCTTATTGTAAAGTACTATCCTACAAAAGGTGCATCAGTCAATACTATTGCAGGCCATATAGAGAGGTGTAGAATGCAAGGCATAGATCCCGATCTAGTTATAGTTGATTATGCAGATCTACTAAGAGGTCAGGGTAAGTCAACTGAGCTAAGGATCCAGCTAGGTAATATATATGAAGATCTAAGGGGTCTTGCAGGTGAACAGGAAATACCAGTATGGACAGCATCTCAAGCGAATAGGTCTGCACTCCAAGAAGACGTAATACAGGCAGATAAAATTGCAGAATCATATAGTAAGATAATGACTGCCGACTTAGTAATCTCTTTGTCTAGAAAGATAGAAGACAAGGTTGATGGAACAGGTAGATGGCACGTCATTAAAAATAGGTTTGGTCCCGATGGAATCACACTTCCTAGTAAGATGAATGCAAGTAATGGACACATAGAGATATTTGCACAATCATCTGTACAAGGTAGGGAGGTTCAAAATACGATGGACAACCATGAAGAGACAACAAGGAAATTACTTAAAAATAAGTTTCAGGAACTCAACGAAGAACAGGCTTAATATACATATATAATGATATTTATAGATACAAAAATAACAATAATAAACGGAGAATAATATGGCGCTTTTTGAAGAAAGAGTGCCTTTTAAGCCTTTTGAATACCCGATATACTACACAGAGGGTTGGCTTAAACAGGCACAAGCTTTTTGGTTACACACTGAAATAGCAATGCAGGGAGATGTTAAAGATTGGAAAGAGAATCTTACATCTAGTGAAAAGAATTTAGTTGGAAATATACTTTTGGGCTTTGCTCAAACGGAATGTGCAGTATCTGACTATTGGACTGGGATGGTTACTAAGTGGTATCCAAAACATGAGATAAGACAAATGGCAATGATGTTTGGCTCGCAAGAGACTATACATGCAATTGCATATAGTTATCTTAATGAAACATTAGGCCTTGAAGATTTTGAGGCATTCTTACATGAACCTGCAACAGCAGATAAGTTTGATCTACTAATGAATACTGGAGGAGATTATACGCATGAAGACTTAGCAAAGTCACCAGAAGCCAGAAAGGATGTTGCAAAAAGTCTTGCTATATTTTCTGCATTTGCAGAAGGTGTGAGTTTATATAGCTCCTTTGCAGTACTGTATAGCTTTCAGATGAGAAACATGCTAAAAGGTGTTGGCCAGCAAATGAAGTGGAGTGTAAGAGATGAATCACTTCATAGTAGGATGGGTTGCAAGTTATTTAATGATACATGTGATGAATACCCAGAGTTAAGAGGAGAGTCTAAGGATGCAATAATTGAAGCTGCAAGGCTAATCGTAGAATTAGAAGAGAAGTTTATTGATAAAATGTTTGAGATGGGAGACCTAGAAAATCTAAAGGCATCTGATCTAAAAGAATTTATTAAGCAAAGAACAAATGACAAATTAAGGGAATTAGGGTATGAAAGTATTTTCGAAGTTAATGAAAAGCAAGCTGGCAATCTGGACTGGTTCTATCACCTTACTGGTGGCCATACTCATACTGACTTTTTTAGTATTAGGCCTACTGATTATAGTAAGGCCGGTGAAGATGATAATTGGGATGATTTATTTTAAGAAGAGAGGTTACAAATGAAAAATTACGCAGAACACTTAGGTTGGGAAATCGATGTAGACTTTCCAAGCTGGGCAAACAATCAAGTATATGTACAAACAATATCAAATGGATATTTGTATAATGGTGAGAAGCCTAAAGATGCATACTGGAGAGTATGTACAACAGTAGCAAAGAGGCTAGATAGGCCTGAGCTAGCAACTAAATTCTTTGACTACATCTGGAAAGGGTGGCTATGTTTAGCTAGTCCAGTACTAAGTAATACAGGACTAGAAAGAGGTTTGCCAATTAGCTGCTTTGGCATAGATGTAGCAGATAGCATTGTTGATATTGGTAGAAAGAATCTTGAAATGATGTTGCTAGCAAAGCATGGAGGTGGAGTAGGGATAGGAATAAACCAAATAAGACCAGCTGGAGCTAAGATAACAGGTAACGGAACCAGTGATGGAGTAGTGCCATTTTGTAAGATATATGACTCAACAATCCTTGCAACAAATCAAGGTGCAGTAAGAAGAGGAGCAGCTAGTGTCAATCTAAACATAGAACATCCAGACTTTGATGATTGGCTTGAAATAAGAGAGCCAAAAGGCGATGTAAATAGGCAGTCACTTAACATGCACCAGTGTGCTGTTGTAGGTGACAAGTTTATGAGAAATCTAGAGGCAGGTGACCCCGACTCCAGAAGAAAGTGGATGAATCTACTAAAAAAGCGAAGGCAAACAGGTGAGCCATATATACTGTATAGAGGTAATGTTAATAAACAGAATCCTGAGGCATATAAAAAGAATGCACTAAAGGTTTACATGACAAACATATGTAGCGAGATAGTCTTACACACAGATGAAAGCCACTCATTTGTTTGTTGCTTAAGCTCTCTTAATCTTTCAAAATATGAAGAATGGAAAGATACTGATCTAATATATACTGCAACTTGGTTCCTAGATGGAGTATTACAAGAATTTATCGAAAAGGCAAAGCATAGACAAGGTTTTGAAAACTCAGTAAGGAGTGCAGAGAAAGGTAGGGCATTAGGCTTAGGAGTGTTAGGATGGCATACATACTTACAACAAAAAGGTATAGCATTTGAAGGTTTACCTGCACAATTTGAGACAAGAAGAATCTTTGGACAAATTCAGACCGAATCTGATCAAGCATCAAGAGACTTAGCAACTGCATTTGGTGAACCGCTATGGTGTGTAGGAACAGGAAAGAGAAATACACACTTAAGAGCTGTTGCACCAACAGTTTCAAATAGTAAGCTTGCAGGTGGAGTAAGTTCTGGAATTGAACCAATACCTGCAAATGTATATACGGAACAAAGCGCAAAAGGGACTTTTATTAGAAAGAATAGAGAACTAGAAAAGGTACTAAGAAAAGCCGGAATAAATAATAAAGAGACTTGGGACAAGATACTTGCAGATGGTGGAAGCGTCCAGGATATTAAAGAATTGGATAAGTGGTGTTATCTTGACAATAAGCTAATACTATGTAGTGATGCAGGCAAACTAGATGACCCTGTTTCAGTTAAAGAGGTTTACAAAACATTTAAGGAAATTAACCAATTAGAATTAGTAAGACAGGGCGGCATTAGACAAAAGTTTATTGATCAAGCTGTATCTTTGAACCTTGCATTCCCAAAAGAAGCTACACCAAAGTGGATCAACCAAGTTCACTTAGAAGCATGGAGGCAAGGCATAAAAACTCTATATTATTTTAGAACAGAAAGTGTTCTTAGAGGAGATATTGCCGCTAACGCCATGAAGGAATGTGCTGTCTGTGAGGGATAAACACTATGGAACCAATAGAAAATCTTAACAAGAAGATTAAAGGGTTACAGAAAGAAATAAATAAAATACAGGAACACTGCAGTCATAAAGATCAAGACATGTCTTTTGTCGGAAGTTCAAGCAGTATAATGTGGGTATGTAAGGATTGTAAAAAGGAGCTAAGATGGCCATCGCAGGAGGATATAGACGAATTCGTTATGAAAAAGAAGTAAGGTTAAGTAATTATGTAGGCAAGACACCACTAGTTCCAATTAGGCTGGGAAACTATACAGTATGGGGAAAGTGCGAGTTTATGAACCCATCGGGATCAGTTAAGGATAGAATGGCCACATATATTCTTAATGATGCAGAAAGAAATTTGCTAATCATGAAAGGTGACACTTTATGTGAGGCAACCTCTGGCAATACTGGGATTGCTTTTGCAATGTTAGCAGCTGAGAGGGGATATGCCATGAAGATTATTATGCCTTCAAACATGAGTGAAGAGAGGAAGCAAATGCTAAAGTTCTATGGCGCAGAACTTATAGAGGTAGAACCTGGAGACTTTGATGGAGCAATAGCACTAAGAGACAAACTGTGTACAGAGAATGGATGGTTCAATTGCAACCAATTCCACAACCCACTAAATACAGAGGCACACTATAAAATTACAGGACCAGAAATACATGATGCATATGATGACTTGACCGACTCTTGGCCACAGGCATTCGTTGCAGGAGCTGGTACCGGAGGTACAATTATGGGTGCAGGTAGGTACCTTAAGGAGCAGGTGCCAGGAATAAATATAATAGCTGTGGAACCAGCTGAATCTGCAGTTATGTCTGGAGGGTGTCCTGGCTTACATGGAATACAAGGTATTGGAGATGGAAGCAAGTTCTTAGTAGACATGAATCATATAGATTGTGTTATACCAATTAAGACTGATTGTGCGAAGGCAGTTGCAAGGCATTTAGCTCTAAGATATGGACTATTTGTAGGAATATCAGCCGGAGCTAATGTGATGGCAGCATTCCAATGGCTAAGAGATAATAATAGAAGAAATGCAATAACAATACTTTGTGATAGAGGTGAAAGGTATTTTAGTTGCTTATAATTTTTTTTATTCACAAAAAATTGTTATATTAAAGTATGAAAAACAAAAACATGAAACAAGGTTGTATATTAGGTGCTGGACCTGCTGGCTTAATAGCTGGATATTACTTTCCAGAATACACTATATATGATGAAAATCCTCTAGGCCAATTAAATTTACCATTCATACCTGGACCAAGACTATTACAAAAGACAAGTTGGTTTGAAAAGTTTATTAGAAGTGTACTAGATGATGCTGGCCTACATAGCTACAGAATAAAAACAGTAGTTGCAAGTGTTGGATATGAAGATGATGGCGAAAGATACCCAAAGCCACCCCCTGGGTTTAAGTCAAAGTATACAAAGCTTACTAGGGGAAAAGGCAAGTCTGAGGCAAGCTACTTGTCAGAAGGTAAGAATGAAATACAACATCTAGAGATAGAAGACATGGGAGAGGATAGTTATAAATTCCTATTCAAGACACTACTTCAACTAATAGAAGGCAGGGGTCAGCTCATAAAAGAGAAGGTTACTTGTATTGAGCCAGGTGGATATGTTTTCCCTGGGCAGCCTAAGTTCTACACCACAATTATAAACACACTCAACCTAAAGCTACTAGCAAAGATTTGGGAAGGTGATCATCTAGATAATTATGATCTAACAACACTACCAAAGTGCTTTTATCAAACAAACAAAGGTGAGTATTCTAAATACGACTATATCTATGGCCACTCTGAAGGTTGGTCAAGAAAGACATACTTTAAGGACTATATGGTGTATGAATCTGTAGATCCTATAGCTCCACCATATCCAACAATAAATAAATTTGAAGGACTACCAATTCAGATACAAAATAGCATAGACATAGATAAGATAGGCAATGTTGTCATGCTAGGTAGATTTGCACAGTGGAATCACAAGATTAAGGCTAATGAGGTACTTGAAAGAGTGTTAAAATTGAAAATGAAATAAGATGAAAGATAAATTAAAAGAAATATTTGAACTGCAAAAAGGCTTCACTGAGAAGTTCTTTCAATCAAAGCATGGGCTAACAATAGAAGATATTATTAGTGATAAAGAGTTAAAAATAAAGTGGAATAAAGAATACATACTTGCACTATCAAAAGAGGTCTATGAAGTTCTAGATGAGATTGACTGGAAGATGCATACAACTAAAAAGACTGAAGATGTAAATGACAATGTGCTTGAAGAATGTGTAGATGTATTAAAATATCTATTTGGAATAATTCAGCTTAATGGCTTTAGTGTAGATGAATTATATGAAAAGTTTATTGACAAGTCTAATGTTGTAGAGGCAAAGTTTAAGCAAGAGAAGGTGATGCAGAAGATAAAGGCTTCTGAAAAGAAGATTGCATTTATTGATATCGATGGCGTACTTGCTGACTGGCCAGGTGGTTTCTTAGAGTGGTCAGGATATGACTCACTTAGTGACTTTAAGAGACTTGTTGACAAAAAAGAACAATACAGAATAAAGTCTGAATATAGAACATGTGGTGTGAAGGCTAAGCTTAATGTGCTAGATGGCGCAAAACAGTTTATGAAAGACGCATGTAAGAAATATAGTGTTGTACTTCTTACTGCAAGGCCATATAAAAAGTATTTTAGAATATATTCAGACACAATTAAGTGGCTTAAGGACAATGGTATATGCTATGATGCAATTGTGTTTGATGAAGAGAAGGAAAAGTATATTATAAACAACTTTGACCCTGAACAGGTTGCATTTTGTATAGATGATGATATAAATAATGCAAATAAATTAAATGATAGTGGATTTGAAGTATACTTAAAGCCAAACTTTGGCTTATATACAGAAGAGACGCTAGATAGAAAACTAAATAAAGGTATAAAACATGAAAGTAAAATTAACAACCTGCTTCTATGAAAATCCAGCTGCAAAGGCTGAGATTAAATTCTGGGAATCACAAGTAGAGAGTAATATAGATTCAAGATTATATATAGATGACTTTTGGAGCTATGTACTAAATAGAGAAGACGGCACAAAAGAGTTCATGTTTTGCTTCCCTACTAATCTTATACAGTATCATGACATAAAAGGTTTACAAAATTTAATAGATAACTATCTTTCAACACACCTCCCAAATGATAAGCTAGAAGGCGTGCACTATAAGACACTAACATTTGGCAGACTGGAAAAAGAATACCTTAAGTTTTACGGAAAGTGGATGAACCATTGCATGTAATTGTTAATAACTTTCAAAAATAATACGTAAAAAGTTTTTTTACTTCAATAAAAATTGTTATATTAGTACTATGATAAAACCCAGGAAAGATGTTAAGAATGGCTTCGTACAAATACATTGCCATAGTGAATTTTCAACCAGAGATGCACTTTCAAAGTTGCAGGAACTTATTGCCTTCGGTAAGGAGAACAATTTAAGTCACTTAGCAATTACTGATCACGGTGTGATCTCATCCTGGGCCAGGTTATGGAAGTATGCTAGACAAGAAGGTATTACTCCTGTGTTTGGTTGTGAACTATATGTCAACAATCACAGATTTATGTCTGAGGATGATAGGCAGATAGATGAAAACAAACAAAAATACAGAAAGTATTTTCACCTTCTTGTCTTAGCATATAATGATAAAGGAATAAAGAATCTGATTAGAATAAACAATGATGCCCACATGAACGGCTTCTATTCTAAACCAAGAACAGATTTTGAAATGCTTAGTAAATATGGTGAGGGTCTTGTAATCACATCTGCATGTCTAGGTGGTGAGATACCATTCCATTTAATGAATGGTGACTACGAAAAGGCCAAAAGTGTTGCTAAAAGATATAAGGATAGATTTGGTGACAAATACTTTATAGAATTACAAGTACATCAGATGCAAGAACAAATTGACTGCAACAAACAGTTAGTACAAATTGCAAAAGAACTTGAAATAGAAACAGTTGTGACCAATGACGCTCACTATATTCGCTATGATGACCAGGAAGTTCATGACATGCTAATAACAATTAGAGATAGATCCAATAAGGATGGAATTACTGATTGTGAAAACCTTAAGGGGTACCATGCAAGAGAACTTTATTATAAAAACTATGATGAGATGCATGCATCATGGAAAAAGCACCACTCAAATGAATGGTTTACAGAGGAGGTGTTTATTGAATCAGCAAACAATTGTCACAAAATACTTGACCTTGTTCAGGACACAAACTTTGATGCTGATGTTAAACTGCCTAAGCTTTATGATGATGAACAAATTGTCTTTCAACAAAAGATAAAAGAAGGTTTATCAAAAAGATTTGGAACAACAATCACAGACGAGGTAAAAGAAAGAATAAGATATGAATATTCAGTATTAAGAAAGATGAACTACATTGGATACTTTTTGATACTTGAAGATATAATACAGTACTGTCATAAGGAGAAGATATATGTTGGACCGGGTAGAGGTTCAGTTGCAGGGTCTCTTATTGCATATGTACTAGGTTTAACAGAAGTGAATCCACTAGACTGGGGCTTGATCTTTGAAAGGTTCTTGGACCTAGGTAGAGATAAAGCTTCATTCGTAAAAATGATATAATTATGAGTAAGATACTAATTGGAGATAAAATATTTGTCAGTGCATCAAAGGTCCTTAGGGAAAGAGGTCTTGATGAGCATATTGCTTGGCTACAGCAGGAGTGTGATGCAATTGACTTTTATCAAGCACGTTATCCAGACCAATACAAGCAGATTCAGGAGTTTATGACTGAGAATAAAGGTAAGAAGTTACCTGGAAATAAACTCAATAGTCTCTTGTATTGGCTGTTGGATATATATGAAGATAACCCAATAGACACTGACAGTAAGCCTGAAATGATAACACATGGTGATGTCGACCTTGTTGATATAGATCAAGATGTGTGCAGGCACGGAAGGCAGAAGGTGATCAACTACATATATGAAAGGTTTGGTAGGGAAAAGGTAAAGCAAATTGGTGTATATCAGCTTGCAAAAACAAGGGCAATCATACAAGATGTTGCTGGTGCATTAGGAGTCCCTGCAAAGGATACTTTTGGTATGACAAAGACAATAATGGCAGGTGATGATACTGAAAAGAAGACATTTGATGAACTTGCAAATGACTTTGATAAGCTTAAGCAATACTTTAAGCAATACCCAAAGGTCAAGTACTATGCTGAAAAGATTAGAGGAATGCTTAGAAATTATGGAACACATCCTGCAGGAGTTATTATATCATCTGAAAATCTTGATGAAAATATAGCACTAAATAAGATTGGTGATGGAATATCTTCTGCATGGGAGGAAGGTACTGGAACTTATGGCCTTAAGCATATGGGATATGTAAAGTTTGATATACTTGGTCTAAAGAATGTATCAATAGTAGGTGCAACTATGGATCTTGTCAATGAAAGGCATGGACTTAACATGAAGCTAGGCGAGATTCCACTTGATGATGAATACACATTTAAGAAGATATTCCACACATCAGATACCGATACAATATTTCAATTTGAATCAGGTACTGCAAAGGGTATACTTAAGGATGTTAAGGCGGATTCAGTTGCCGAACTATCAGCTGTATCTGCACTATTAAGGCCTGGCCCACTGATGGAAGGTATGCCAACTGAGTATGCAAAGAGGAAGCACTCAGGCGAGTATGAAAGGTGGCCAGAACCACTTAATACTGTACTAGAAGAGACATACGGAATTATTACATACCAAGAACAAATTATGAAACTTGCATTAATTGCAGGGTTTACAGACTCTGAATCAAATAAGTTTAGAAAGGTTCTTGTTAAGTATCGTGATTGGGAATCAATGGAGCAAAGGCAAAAGAACATTGGCTTGTATAAGGAAAAGTTTATAAAAGGCTTGTCAGTTTATATAAAGGAATCAGATGCACTTGACCTATTTGAAAAATGTGCTGCATTTGCTGCATACGGATTCAACCAGGCACACTCTGTGTCTTACTCGCTTATTTCATATTGGGGTGGCTATTTTAAGGCAAACTATCCAATTGAATACATGAAGGTAATGCTTGATAACTCTGAACCTGGAACTGATATGATGAAGCACATCAATGTTGCAAAAAAGTTAGGCTTTAAAGTAGAACGTGCAAATATAAATGCATCTCAAAAAGGCTTTACAATAGTTGATAAAAAAATACTATTTGGATTTGATGCAATTAAGACTGTGTCTCCTGCCGATGTTGAACTAATGTTAAAGCATGCACCCTATGAAAGCTTTCAAGACTTCTTAGATAGGTCTGAAATTAAAAACAAATCAAAGGTAGAAAACTTAATCTTTGCAGGTGCATTTGACTCATGGGATGAGGAGGTTGACACATACAATCACTTCCATAAAGGTAGACTACCTAAGAAAAAGCAACCTGACTATGAAGCTAAGAAGTTTAACTTTACTGAACTTAAGGAGCTTGAGTATGGTGCAATGTCTACTAATGTTAAGTATCTTATTAATGATACAATAAAGGAGATGGTACAAATACTTACCGAAAGAGACTTTAAGTTTCAAAATACAATGCTACCAAGTGAGGTGCGAATGAAGCTTGGTGATAGAATGGGCTGTTATATTATTGGTATAGTTGATAAATACATTGCAAAAAGAAGTAAGTCATCTGGTAAGCCTATGGGTATTGCAACACTTAAGGATGACAATGGCTCAATAGACTTCTTTATATGGCAAAATAAGATGAAGGGCTTTGAGGAAATAGAACCAGGTGAATTAGTATTGATATCTCTTGGTAGATTCAAAGACAGTGAGACAATGTTCTTAAATAAAATATATGAAAGGTTTAATGATGAATAAGAGACTACAATTAGTATTTGAAGGACCTGACTGTGCAGGCAAGACAACTCAATACCAAAAGGTTTGGGAAAATATACAATCTGGCAACGACTTTGACGTCCTATTAAACGATAGAGGCTTGATGTCAATAATGGCTTACGGCATGCTGCATAACAGATTCGACAATAATGAGGAAAGAGAACAAGAGTTTATATCATACCTAAATGATAATATAGTTTTCTATTTTGATATTAGTGAGGCTGAATTACACAAGAGATATTCTAAGAGAGGAGATGAATTCCAGACTTGGTCGGCAATAAAGCATGTAGCAGAAATATATAAAGATCTATCTATCAGGTTTGCAAAGCATAGAAACTTTTGGATTATAGATGGAGAGGATGAGCCAGGACATATTGCAAAAAGAATTAATGGTATTATAGAAATGTATAATGAATTTCTATTAAGCCCAGAACATCAAATGGGAACTGCAATAACAGCATTACAAGAGTTTGGTAGTGAACACATGGGGACTAAGGAGCTTGTAAATTACAAGATGGACCTAGACATGACCTGTAGTGATGTAGAGCAGTGGTCATCAAAGGATCTATTTGCAGGGTTGGAGAATATAAATGACTATCAGCAGCTTGAGATTGACAGTTATAAATTTCAATTAGCAAAGTTCACAAAAAAGTTAGAATCAGAGCTATCAGGATACTACGGAAAGAAAGAGGGGTCACTTAGTAGAAGGTTTGTATTTACAGATGATGAATGTTTATCTTATGTTCACATTCTACTTAGAGGTAGCACACTAAATGTAAATGTCAACTTTAGATCTTCAAATATTTTCCTATTTAATCACGACTTTATATCTATATGCATGATGATAGAGACATGGTTAGATAAAAATGCTAATGCAATGGTAGAAAATGTTAAAATAAATATAAAATTTGATTCGTTACATTTTTATATTTAAGAGATATTTATTATATTAAATAAAGGTTATAAAATTATGGAAGACAAATTAAGTTACGAGGTTATAGAAAACCTAAGAAAAGTTATGGGCACCCTACCAGAGGAAAGGCCCCCAGTTGTCACTGAGTTTCATGACATGTCTGATGAGGTTGAGGTCACACTAGAAGACCACATGACAAATCCTTATAAGTCAATGTTTGTTACTAGCACTAGTACATGGGGTGACAATAAATTCAAACAAAAATGGCCAGACACTACACCTGAAGGTAAGTTTGAGGTTGTGAAAGCAGTATTAACTCACAACACACTACCCCAGGCAAGAGAGATGGTGCAATTTATCTTTAGAGTAAGGGGTGTACCTAGATGGCTATTTGACTATCACACACAAACCCCATTCACAAGTTTTATGAGTATTGGATGTAGAGACAATAATAAGTCTGATGTTGACATAATTACTGTTGGTGAAAGGAGGTTATCGAAAGAAGAGAAGAAGACATTTAGTGATCTAAAGCAAATATATGCAGATGTATTAAATGAAGATCAATCAAGCTGGCAGTCTGGTAGAACATTCTTACCACAAAGCTATCAGCATTCATATCACTTTGGCCAAAACTTATTATCACTAGTATCAATGAGGGGATTCAATGCATCAGGCCAGTTTGGTGATGATGTTAAAGATCAGTCTTTATCAATGCTCTATAAGGAGCTTGTAGATGTTGTTGGTAAAAAGTTCCCATTCATAGGGCTATACCTAAGTGTTATATTTGAAAATACAGATATGGTACTACAGAAGATAAGAGATTATAAGTTTAATGACCTAAGCAAAGAGGATAAAGAATTATTTTATGAAAATTAATGACGTTGAAATAAAGTGTGGAGTAAAAAACCTAGAAGTGGATATAATAAATTGGCATCCAGCTTCCGGTATGATAAAGTACCGAGTAAAAGGAACTCCAATTTGCCAATATGACCAGCATTCAAGGGCTAGAGTAGGAATCAAATTCAAACAGTATGAAGTGAATCCGAATCCGACATATGTTGTGTATACTCAAGTTTATGAGTTAATGGAGAAGAACTCAGACTTTCGCGACAAAGTCATAAAAACGCTATCTGAACTGGAAAAGCACAGAGAGTCTGAAGGCGAATTTGGACAAAATGAAGAGCTATTCAACTTAATGTCTAGAGAATGTACATACGTAGTAGAACAAAATATAAACTCACTAAGAGGGCAGATGTCAAGAAGGCTAAAGTTCTGTGAGGAGGAGTTTATTGTAGGTTTGCATTGGCTATTAAGAGAAAAGATGATAGAAATGGGAATAGATGCAGCAAAAGCTTTTAGGCCTGGATGTGATGCAATAGGGAAATGTGACTATGCAGCTGCAGACTACCTATCAAATGCATTTGGATGCTTATTTGCAGGATGTGGAAGATTCCCAAGTAAAACAGACTTTGCAAGTTTTAACCAGTCTTGCACAACACCGGAAGTGATGAAAGAGCAATTAGGAATATCATGTATCAGAAGCTCGCATGAAATAGAAAACAAATTAAGAATTAAAGATAAGGAGGCAATATAATGTTTGAACCAACAGGAGGAAATGTAGTATTAAAAGGATTAGAACCAGATGAAATGACATCAGGTGGAGTAATTATGCCAGAAGTAGATGCTGAAGTATCACTTAGAGGCGAAGTATTAGCAGTAGGCCCAGGCCCACTACTTAACACTGGAAATAGAGGTCACATGCAATGCAAAGTAGGAGATGTAGTATTCTATCCTAAGTTTGCAGGTAAGAGATTAGAAGTTGACAGAGTAGAGTTTATCGTTTGTCGAGAGGACGAAATTTTAACAATTTATAAAGAGAAGAAATAATGAAGAAAAGAATTGAATTTAACGAGGATGCTAGAAAGCTAATCGGAAGTGGTGTGCAAAAGTTATCATCTGCAGTATCTGCAACTTTAGGACCAAAGGGTAGAAATGTAATACTTGAAAAGAATGGTGAGTTTGTATCAACAAAGGATGGAGTATCAGTTGCAAAAGAGGTCTTCTTAGAAGATGAAATTGAGAATGCTGGTGCACAAATGGTAAAAGAAGTTGCTAATCAAGTTAATGATGAGGCAGGTGATGGAACAACAACGGCAACTATATTAGCCAACTCAATCTTAAAAAGAGGGTTTGACATCATTACAGAACTAAAATCTAATCCAGTTGATATAAAGAGAGGAATGGATATTGGTGTAACTACAGTTGTTGAAAAGCTTGAGGAGATAGCTACAGATATCTCTTCTCAGGATGAGATTGAACAAGTTGCAACAATTTCTGCAAACAATGACCAAGAGGTAGGAAAGTTAATAGCTACTGCAATGGAGAAGGTTGGAAGAGAAGGTGTTATAACAGTTGAGGAGTCTAGAACAAATGATACATACCTAGAAACAGTTGAAGGTGTTCAATTTGATAGAGGATATATATCACCGTACTTTGTAACTGATAACAATCATATGCATGCACAATTTGAAGACCCATGGATCATCTTAGTTGATAAAAAGATTCAAACCCTTAAGGAGCTAGTAAAGCCACTTGAAGCTGCAATTGCACAAGACAAACCATTACTAATAATTGCACATGACATTGAAGGTGAGGCATTAGCTGGACTTGTTGTTAATAAGGCAAGGGGAACACTTAAGGTTGCTGCAGTTAAGGCTCCTGAATTTGGTGAAAAGAGAACTCAACTACTTGAGGATATCGCAACAATTACTGGAGGAACACTTATCAGTAAGAGTAAAGGTCACAAGCTTGATACACTTAATATAGCAGACTTTGTAGGTAGTGCAAAAACGGTTACTGTTACAAGTAAGTCAACAACAATTGTTGATGGTGCAGGTGACCCAGAAGTTATTGCAAACAGAGTTAACGAAATAAAAGTATTACTTGAAAAATCAGATTCAGACTATGAGAAGGAAGGCTACCAACAAAGAGTGGGAAAGATGGCTGGAGGAGTAGCAATTCTAAAGATTGGCGCTGAATCAGAAATTGAAATGAAAGAGAAAAAGGATAGAGTAGAGGATGCATTACATGCAACTAGGGCTGCACTTGATGAAGGTATTGTACCTGGAGGTGGAATAGCACTAAGAAGTTGCTTTGATGACGAAGTTGAGGATGGAGTATTTGAGAATGATGATCAAGTAAGTGGATATAGAATTGTAATGCAAGCCATACAGGAGCCATTTAATCTTATTATGTCAAATGCAGGCTTAGATGCAAATCAAATATGGAATGAAATACATGCTTTTGACGGAATGACAGATGAAAGCACTATATCAATGAATTGGGGATTTGATGCAAGAACTGAACAAGTTGTTGATATGATGAAGTCAGGAATTATTGACCCAGCAAAAGTAACAAGAGTTGCACTAGAAAAGGCTGCTTCAGTTGCTGGTACAATTTTAACAACTGAATGTATAATTATTAATGAAAATAAAAATGAAGAAGAAGCTGCTCCAATGGGTGGTGGATTTGGAATGATGTAAGGAGAAAGACATGACACAAGGACAACAATTTATGGACGCACTAGTTAGAAGATACCAAGCTCAAAAGGCTGAGGGAATCGCTATACTAAATTTATACGCAAATCAATCAGTAGGTGTTGGCGAACACCCAGACATTTTAGGTGAGATGGACAAAGCAGTAGATACTATATCATCAGCTGATGGAAAGATTGCTTTATTAACTTCATTACTAAATGTAAAAAAGGAGGAGGGCAAAGATGAATAATGGTGGAAATATGAATCTTAACATTAAGCCAGAAGATATGAAAGATGTTAATTGTGATGAGTGCGAAGGTCAAACATTTGTACCAGTCTTTCTATTTAAGGAGGTATCTGCAGTAGTCTCTCCAAACGGAAAGAAAAGCTTAGTACCAATGCAGATATTTAAGTGCGATGAGTGTTCACACATTAATGATGCATTCCTACCTAAGTCTAAGAAAGACAATGAGGGGCTAAAGATTGTCTAAGACAGATAATATAAAGCACCCAAAGCACTACACCAGGGGAATTGAGATGTGGGAATACGCCCACTCTCAAGACCTTGACTTCTTTGAAGGCAACATAATAAAGTATGTTACAAGATGGAAGGATAAAAATGGTATTGAAGATCTATTAAAGGCAAAGCAATACTTAGACAAACTAATTGAATTCAAGGTATCAGAACAAAATGATTAAAAGTGAACAATTAAAAAAAGAGGTAGAATCTTATCTAAGTAAGGGAAAGTCTTCTGGCCTAGATCAGTGTGCAACATTCTTAGCTTCAAGCTATCATAGAAATATAGGTATTCCTGCAATGGACCCAGTTGGTAATATAGCAATAAGGACTACAGTGTGGGACAATTCATGGGGAGATCAAGACAAGTATTCTAGAGGCCCAGATGAGAAAAAGCCACCAACAGATTGGAAGTGGGATGCAGTAACTGGTAAGTATCAGTTTACTGGAGGTAAGGTTAAAGGCTTGTTTGATGCATGGAAGAAGTGCTTCCTAATTCAGTCGAAGATGAAAGTTTCAATGGGAAAGCCACCATATCTACTACCAGCAACTGCAATAATTACATACTGGACTGGCCAGTCATTCCTACCAATAATACCAAACAGCCCAGGCATCCTACCAGGTATAACAAATACAGTTGTATTTCCAGGCATACCAGTACAGATGGGGTCTGAGTTCTATGATGCATTTAACTCAAAAAGCTATAAAGTAGTAGCTCAAAAATATACAGATTCAGTAGTAAAACACCTAGATCAGATTAAGGGAATATGGACAGGCCCACATGCAGGATCACCACCTTACGTAGCACCAGTAAATTGGTCAAAGCTACAATAGATTGTTAATAACTTTCTACTATTATACGTCAGAAATTTTTTATCTTGCGTAAATTTTATTATATTTAACTATGCAATTAAAAACACCAAAAGACTTAGCTATAAAAGCCAGGAT